ATCTGCCGGGATTCCTATTGCTGGGACCATTCCATCTTCTCCGCCAGGAGCATGTTCTTCAATTAATTCTTCGATGATTGTATTTCTTTCATCATCAGTAAGATTCTCGTCTAAAAGATTTACGCTTTTCCCATTCAGCCTATATCTTTCAGAAATCTCTCTATATATGCGTGGAAGATTTTGTTTTGATGCACCGTCTAGCTGTACTACCAGCTCAAGGTATGCCATCTGGTGACTCTCTATACCTCTTCTGATAACGCCCATCGCCTCTTCATAAACACCCCTATTTGTGGAGTTGATGATTGCATCCGGATTAGTCATGTTTTCGACGATTTCACCCATGGCAGAGTTAACATGTTCGGCCCTCAGTTCATCTAAGAGTTCGTCTACTTCTGTGGATGACAGCCCGCTGAAACTTACAGCAGAATTGTCCAAGGTGAGAGTTTTTTCTATAAATGACAATTTTTTATTTAGTTCTTTTTTAGGAAGTCTCTTGCCATTGTCGTCTGTTATTTTGAGCGTCTCACGAACAACATCCTGAGCAGAACCCTTAACATGATGATAGACCGGAGTAAATCCTGGCTCAACTCCCTGGGCCACCATCAAATCGTGCCATTCGACATCCGAAAGGTTTTCTCTCATAAGGACAATATTTGCAAGGTGTTGTATGTTTGAGCCATACCTAAAAGACTGCGTCAATGGAATTCTGTATGTTGCATCTTGTTTTGACAGACCATCGATAGAGCCTCGGAAGGCGTAGATTGCCTGCCTGGAATCTCCGACCATAATTATTGGCATATTTAAAGCATTATCCGTAAGGACTTTTGCCATTACGTCGTTCATGTCTTGAGCCTCGTCAAACATGAATATGTCGAATGGTCTGTCGTTATCTGAGTTGGAGACAGATAATTTTGCAGTTACTTTATATGTACCATCGGCAGAACGTCTTGTTGATTTTTGCAAAGACAGGATTACGCCAGTTACTTCCTGCTTATCCACGATTCCAGTTACCGTTTTCCCAATTGCAAGTTTTCCACTATCAATATCGAGGTCAGTTCCTACGCTCACCCTCTCAACCTTGTCCACTTCTGGTCTGTGTCCGATAAGACCAGGGTCTGTTCTAAGGTCTGGTTTCGTGAGGGCCCACATTTTTATTTGGAAATCCCGTGTTGGTACGACATTTGATTTAGGGTCTATTAATTTTCCCCAAATTAGGTTTAAAGTTTCAACCATGTCCTTGTCAACCGCCGACTCATCGAACTCAAAATTAGGGTCAGCCAAAAGGGCGGCAGCATACTCTGACACTGTCGGACCAAAATGAAAAGCGGTTGGAGAGTCCATATCGGTAATTGCATAATGTTTTAATGCACGATGCAGTTGTTTGGAGCTTTCGTCATCGATTGAAACTGTTGACGGAAGTTTCTTTTCTGCATCGAGTTGGAGCAAGATGTTTTGTACACCTTCTATTGAGTCTGGCGCTATATATCCGAGGTCAGACCATCCCGGTTCTCTGCCAATGAATTGCTTCTCTGAACCATCGAACATAGTTGCATTAATAACCTTGTCCGCTTGCGAGCCTGGAAGTCTTTTTGAAAATTTCTTTGTTGCACTTAACTGCATCTTTTTTGTTGTTCCCTGACCATATATTCCGGTATCACCACCGAGTAGGAGTGACCAATAGGCAATTCGATTAGTTGTTGCAACTCCAGTATTCCTAGGCATTGTTTTATTGCCGTCTTTTGCGTTTCCGGCGTTGAATACCGTGTAGTAGATTTTTCCATCCGGAATAATTTTATTCAACACTTTTGCAATTTGCTTCATTGTCGAAGTTTTTCCAGAACCGGCTCCGGCACCTATGACAAGGCTGCCCTTTTTCTTGTCAACCATGTGCATTGCCGTATCGATTGCAGCTTTTTGCTGCTGAGTTGGCTCAAAATCTTTTTCTCCGAGAAACTTTTCAGCATAAGATTCATCGTCTTCAAGCAATGCTGGAACTTCTTCTCCAGTCTTAAGATTTTTTACTCGGCTTGCTCCGCTTGAAAGCGAGAGACCACCTGCTGCATCGCGGACCCGACCCTTAGAGTCTCTGGAAATTACTCCAGAACCATATTGAGATTCATCTCCGAAATATCGCACATCATCGCGCAACTGCCAAGGCTCTGGGAGTCTGCCAGAAGACAGAGACACACCCTCTTCGGCTATTTCTTTAGCAGGCTTAATTATGGTTTTCGGTGGCTTTGCCTTGCGTTGTTCTTCCGGCACGCCAGAAAGTCTTCTCAATGTTGGCGACCTATCAAGAATGTAGTCAGCTGCCGACTGTGCCTGTTGTAGGGCCTTAATAAATGCACCTGGGTCTTCTTTAAGGTTTGAAATCCAACCTTTTATATAGACAACATGGTCTGTTCTAACCTGCGGGGATATGCCAATAGCGGCAAGAAGAAATGAGGAGCCCATTTCTGCAATCAATTCTTCTGCTGCGCGAATCTTTTTGTTTTTCGCATAGTCTTTTATGGTCTGCCTATTAATGCGTGCAGAGCCTCCGGTCCAGTGAGTTGCTTCATGAAAAAGCGTTCCGTAATACTGCTCTGGTGATTTGAACATTTCATAAGGCGGCATCTGAATGTAATCTCCGCTCGGAGAAAAGAATGCCTCATCTCCACCAAATTTAATAACTGGCTTTAGTTCATCTATGACGGACTCAGCGTCCTTGACTTTTAGCGCAGGGTCAAGACGTTCTTTGCCAACATCTAGAAGTTTCGTTACGTATGCTTCTGGAAGGCCTTCCATTTGGTCAAGGTTCAATACCTTTTCTAGTTTGTATTTCCTTGGAATTGTTCCCTCTATTGGGACGAGAATCGATACAGGTTCTTCTCCCTTTTTTGGTTTCCCTCCAAATTTCGCCCATTGTGACTCTCCAGCCCAGAAGTTTCCACGGTAATTATTCTTCCTATGGGTATGGGCAAGGAGTATTTGATTCATGCCCTGGTATATTCGATTTTTTCTAGTTGGATTTCTTGCGTACAGAGTTGGCGTTCTCCACGGCACATCCCAATATGTTTGATTTGGATTTTTGTCCATCTCGATTAATGCTTCTAGTATTGATTTCCCAATTTCATTGTAGGTAGCTTGCAACTCACCAGAAGATAAGGTAATTCCGTCCTTCTTTGAAGCAAGAGTTTTCGATAATGGAGCATCTTTCATGACGCTTCCAGAAGAAAGTGCCAAATCGTAATCAGGAACCGTATTTCTATCAGAATCAATCTTCTCAATAGGAACACGACGCTTAGATTCTTTTCTAGCAGAAGCGATATCTTCTATGTATTTTTCTGTTATTGCAGAACGAGCGTTCCAGAGTGCGTCTTGCTCCTTGGAAATCATTCGTGTTGCTACGTCACTGGCTTCAATATTCTTCTTGTCTTTAATTGTAGAAACACGTGAATACTTGTTGATGTCACCAATCCACTCATACGACCTGTCGCGAAGTGCTTCAAGCTTCCCTGCTTCATTACTTCCAGGCTTTGCTGAATCGAGTCTTACGTTCGCATCACGCACTGTTGCTTTGTGTTTTGCAAGAGAGCCGTTTTCCAGTGCGTCCATTGCATCGTCAACGATGTCCATGTAGTCCTGGAACTCATCATCGCTTCCAGTTACAAGATTAAAAGCCTTTTGCGTGTCAAAACCATTGGCTTCAACTATCCCGTCTCCACCAAGCATGTCCGCCATATCGGCAGTGATGTCATCCTTGATAAGTGGATTTTCCTCTAACGCATCGTGGATTTGGTCAAGAAGATTATTGCCATCGTCGCTTGTTTCAATGTCGTAGTTGTAATAATCACGACCCCGTCCACCAGAAGACAGCGAAGGAGTTTCGTCTTTCGATGGTGCAGATGGGAGGTTCTCTGAATCTCTATCTACAAGTTTTCCGTTTCTCCTGTCAACAATTCTGTCAGCGAATTGATTTCCCTTACCAAGCTTCCAGTACTCTTTGTTCTCGTTATTCAGATTTGCTGGCTTGAGACTTGCTTGATATGCAAGTTCGCCAAGTTCGTCAGCATAAACTTCATCCCACTGAGCAAGAATTCTGTTTTTGCCCTTGTCTTTACCTGTATTGATTTTTTGTTCAGCTCTGACGTAGTAGAGGTCTGGGACGGAGTTATAACCGATAACGACTTGCTGGTCCTTTGTTGAAGGAAGAACCATCTCGTTTCCTCTGCGCTCAACACGACCGCCAGAGATGGCCATGATGTTTCCGCGACCTATTTGGTTTGTTGCCTCACGAAGGTCAAATCTGTCAGGCTCATACCCACGCGAAGTGGCCCACTCGTTCTTTGCACCAGAAGAGAGCGAAACGCCCTCTTTGTCTTTACGCATTTTGCGCATGTGACGCTGCTCGCGCTTTCTGACTTCCATTCTCGTCAGACCGAGCTCTTCTGCAACATCCTGCAGGGAAGCTCCAGTTGTCGTTCTCTTGCGATAAATCTCTTCATCGCTCATTTGTTTCTTGCGAGAAGAAACCTTTGGTCGGTCATCTTCTGGACCCATCATGTCAAGAATGGTGTCGTAGAAATCTACATTCGTGTCGCTCTCATAATTTTCTTCGTCGAAATTTGGTCTTGTATCGTCGTCTGCGCCAGAAGAGAGGGAGAGTGAACTTCTCTTTTTTCCTTCTTTTTTCTTTCTTAATGGAGTTGGCGATAATGAGTCGAAACCATATTGACGCATCCAGTCGGATAGACCGTCTTTCCCATCTGGGCCAATACCCCTGAACCCAGTTGCATCAGGTCTGTTGTTGTACATGAATTCATGTATTGCATCTTCCATGCCGTTGTAGAATTCGTTGTCATCACCACGTGATGCATCAAGGAAGGTGCCGGCACGCATAACCATCCCTGAGTACCAATCCCTGTAGGCAACAGAAGACGTATTTTTATCTTCGAATTTGGCTGGTCTTGGATTGGTTTTATCTCCAAGCCACATCACCCTGGCTTGATTGACACCCATCTCTCTTCCGCGCAGATAGTCAGGCGACCTGTAAGCATCTGGCTTATACCTAGGTACATCTGTCCAGCCATAACCGGAATCTTTCCAGTCTTTAATTACTTCTTCGAATTTCTTGCGCTTCTCTAGTTCTTCTGGAGAAACAAGTGATTCAAATTTTGGGTCTCCCGAGTGGCGAGTGAGTCTCTTGTCGCTTTCACCAGATGAAAGTGAAGGCGTCTTATCCTTTTTAGGACCCTTAGCGAAATCTAGTTCTCCTCGTTTTACTTTTTCTTTTTTAACAGGAGCCTTTTTGGCTACAGCCTTCTTCGCGGGCTTCTTCTTTTCTCCAAGAATTTCACCAAGGTCGTCGGCCGTGTACTTTGGTTTACGGCTCTTTATTATTTCACCATCTGCTGGTTTTGTTTTTTCACCTTCACCAGGAATACTGGCAACGTCTCTTCTTTGTGCGGAAGAAAGTTTTGGGTTGTTTATCGAGCCAGGACCATCTGGTGTTGGGTCTGGTTGTTCCCAACCAGGAATGTTGTCAAAGAGTGTTCCGTCTCTGTTTTTGTCTACTCTTGTTCGTGGGTCCAGGTCGCCCTCTGGCATGCCGAATCCACGGCCACCACGCCTTTTGCCACCAATGCTTGGTCTATCAATTGCTCTTGATGCAAGCGAACGGCCAATTCTGTAGCCGAGGGATTTACCCTCTATTTCATGATTTGGAAATTTTTTTTTTAAGTTGTAGAGAGCCGTATCGACTGCATCTATCAAATCTTCAGTAACTCCAGAGGTTATTACTATTCCCTCTTTGTCAACAAATGTTTCTGCTCTGTAGTAATCGAATACTGGGTCTAGTGCGGTCTTTACACTAAATGCAAAATCTGTTTCGACAGGAATGAGGTAGGACTTCTCGCCCATATCGTCCTCGTCGCCAAATTCGGCGAGATTCTTGTACTTCTTTCTTCTCTTCTTTCGTTTGCCGACGGCATTTCGTAGCACACCGAGAACAAACTCCCCTGGATACTTGAGCTCAAGCGTTTCCATGATTGCATCTTCTGCTTCTGAAGCGTGTTCCTCAAGTTCTTTTGAGCCACTGCTCAATACAACGCCATTCGGGATGACAGCAAATCTGCACTTGCCTTCTGGTTCTACAGGCATGTCAATTATCTTGCAGTTTGACCCGCCTTTATAAAACACGCAATTAGCGCACTTGACACCAATTCTGGCAACTGGATTTTCAGCAGGAGGGTAGTAGCCAGCCCAAACTCCATTTGAATCCTCGTTAAATTTTCCGTGGCGTGCAACGATTTTAAGAAGAGCATCACGCAGGTCTGCTTCTTCTTTGTCGAGGCTCATTTTTGGCGAAGCGTCATATTGGACTGAAGGGAGTGGAATCATCACAACTCCATTGTCGCCTGGCTTAACAGCGACAGGTATGGATGGCATTTGCTGTGGTCTGACAATTCTTTGTGGTTCATTTGGTGGAGTCGGTCTACCGCTAACAACTGGCATTGGAGCTGCCTGAGGATTCTGCGGAACAGAAATCATCTCAGGTGTTCCGAACATGTATCTTCCATGATTTCTCATGAATCCACACTTGTACTTTTTCGCTCCGGACATTTCGTGTCTGGTGAAGACGACCTCATCGCCATCTATTGAATGAACTGAGACTTTGGCATTAAAAAGTCTTGACAGCTCCTTCTCCATCTCTTCGTACCCGTTGCGCTCATCTTGCTCCGGCATCACCATGACAGGATTACCGTACGATGAGTCATCACCCTTGACCGAGATTGTTCCAGTTAACTGGTTTGCCCCATGCAGAACAGGGCTTACTTCATAAAGCTCAACTTCGTAAAGAATGTTTGCTTGTGACTTCTGGTCGAATTGAGCTCTTAGCGTCTTGTACCCGATTGACCACTCTTGTTCTTCTCCAAAGAAGGCCACGTTTGCAAATGCTTCTTTGCCTTTTTCTGACTGAAGATTGAATTGAACTTTTGCAAAAAGACCGCCAATTCCGGCGATTTTCATCTTCATTGGAAGGCGTGGGTCCTGTGGGCCAACTTCGTAAATTTCAAGCACTTTGCCGATTGGGTCATTCCAGTTGTGGCCCCAAACAACTCTCGGTTTGCGGCGGAGAAGACTCTTTGTGAATGCCCCCGAGGCGCAAACGTCGCCAACAGAGTCTTTATTACCAATTCCCGCAACGAAACACTCGACAATGCCCTGCATCTCATCCAGGCCTACAGCACCCTTAATCTGCTGGGAGCCTGATACCGATGTGGTCTTATACTCGAATGTTTCTTTTGACATTTTCCAAACCAACTTCTCTCGGTTGCTAGTCGATAATAAACGAGAAAACAGCTACAGAATGCAAGTATTTGCTTAAATCAAATCTTTTACAGAAATTGTTTAGTGAAACTAAGCAACCTGTCCGAATGTCCAGGCTCTTTTCGCTTCTGACTCAGATATCTCAAGCTGGTCTTTTGCAAGGATATTTGCGTACATCCCAACAAGCTCTTCTCTAAAAACCGAGAAACGCTGTTCTTCTCCCACATGCGAGAATGATTTCATCATCATTTCTTCCATTGAGGAACGAATTCCAGAGTTCATGGTGAGTATCTCGGATATTTGCGAATCAATGTGCTTCTTGACAATTGCTGGAGATAGCGCCCTTGGCTTCAATCCCTTCTGCGAGTATGACTCTTTTCTGAACTCGTAGGAGTCATTGACTATCGCAGAGATAACAGGACGTAGGTCGTCTTCCAATTGCTTGTTCCATGTGTCTATTGAGAAAATTGAATCAAGGTCAAGTGTTCCCGACATAAGGGCCTTCTTGGACTTACTGCTACTTGCTTTCTCTAGGACCACGCGCTGCTGTCTTTCAACAACTCTTTCAATACCTCTTGAAAGAATTTCAGACCATCTTTCTATTGCCATCTCAGATTTGTCGAATTCATCGCTTTGAGCAGATTTGTGCTGGAATCCGCCAGAAGACTCGCTAGCCATACCAGACGGGATTGGCGCTGCTCCAGTAGCAGGAGCCATACCAGCGACCTCTGGTGGCAACGTTGTTTGAGCCATATCCCCAGTTCCGCCAGCAGCAACTTCGGCCATTGCGCCCTGCATTGTATTTGGGTCAAGTGGTGGTACTGGAGCTTCGACTGGCGGCATTCCAGGAACTGGAGGCATACCTGGAACCGGGGGCATACCTGGAGCTCCGCCGGGAACCTGTGCAGCATTCTCTTCCATCTTCTTTTTGGTGTTAGCAATTGGAATTAGGTTTGGATTCATAAGCAGAGAATCAGCAAGGTCTGCTTCAACTTCTTTTCTTCCACTTGCCTGTCTGTATTCGTTGACAGAAATCAAACCTTGGGACAGCTCATCTTTCAAATATCTGTCGCGCTCTTGCTTGTAGAGCAAAAGGATTGGAACTTCGCTTGTGTCAAAATCTAGGTAATATTTCTCGTCAAGCTCATCCAGTGCTCGCGCTATCGGCTCAAGGTGAGGCAGCATTGTCTCAACCCAAAACACCCTAATTTCTTCTGCCGAGTTGCTAAACGTTCTTCCGGAGGCATTTCCAATAACTGATTCTGGAACACCAAAGGCTGCAAGAATTTCTTCTTTTGTAATCTGTCGCATTTGAATATATGCAGCATCTCGTGGGTTCGCTGATGTATCAACAAAGTCAACGCCTTCGTCTGCGGCGATAACTGTTGTATGACCAGTTTTGCCCAAATTGCCCCTGAATCTATTGCGTAATTCTTCTTTATCGTCCTCGTCTATTTCGCCTCTAACAACAAGAAGTCCACCAGGTCTTCCATCGTTTAATAGATAGTTTCTGTTGTAGAGCTTTGCCAAATTTTCAATCTCTATAGCAACACCAGAAGCCTCTAGAGGCGTGAGAGAAAGGTATGGGTCAAGGGGGTGCGGTCTTCTAATCCACACAACATCCTCTGGCTTCATTATTATTTTCTTGCCATACGGCATGTTCACTTCGTACCCAGAAACAAATTTGCGAGGGCATGGAATTGGGGCAGTCGATTGTGGGGGGAGGAGATTCAAGCCAATAACACCGCCATCTCTTCCGCGAACTTTTTCAATGAATGCCCCTCTTGTGCCAAGCAACAACTGAGCAGAAAGTCTGTATCGGAAAATAAACGAGTTTTCACCAATATTGGATTTAACGTTGAGTAACTCAAGCAGTGATGAACGCTTCGCCTCACGTCCAACTACGACTTCACCATCTTTTGAATTATCTTTTCTGAGAATGATTGGAAGTCGTGCTTGGTTGCCTGCAATAGCATCGATACATCTGTTCACCCAAGTGATTTTCTGCATACCCTCTCGGTATGCACGCTCAATATCCCACGAGTCCCTGTATGGCTTATCCGTGTAACTAGGGTTTGATGTGACTGGAGCGCCATAACCAATTGCAGATTTTTTCTGCTGTTGGTCCAGTGATTTATTTTCGGATGAATTCCAAGCCATGTTTTACTCAAGTCCTAACAAAAAACCAAATAGACCGCACGTCACTCCGGCAACCACCAATCCCGCGGGCGGGAATATTAAACCTGCTCCAATACTTGTACATAGTATAAATGAAACCATGAACACATTAGCGAACGTACGCCTAGTTAATTTTGGTTTGAGCCAAATGGTGAATTTGTTAGGCAGAGTTCTTAGTTTGGGCATATAACATACAGTAGCCTATAAAAACAACATACGACACTAGGGAATGCATAGCTGATGGCTAATAAACCGAACTGGGAGGAAGTACTCAAGTACCTCACGCCCAAGGAAACTCCCTTCTGCCCTGAAGAACCGTCACTAAACCAAAAAGTATTTTTGCGCACACACTCCCTTGAGGCATTATTCGGAGGTGCTGCTGGTGGAGGAAAATCTTCCGCCTTGTTGATGTCGGCCCTGCAATACGTGGATGTTCCTGGATATTCGGCCATTCTTTTCCGTAGAACCTTTGCTGACCTCTCCCTGCCCGGAGCCTTGATGGACCGATTCAAATCATGGATGTCTAACTATGATGACATTCACTGGAATAGCAATACATTTATTGCAACGTTCCCATCTGGTGCAAGAATATCCTTCGGCTACCTAAACAACGTAAATGACTATCTTCGTTATAAAGGTTCCGAATTCCAATTCATCGGCATGGACGAGGTTACCGAAATCAGGGAATCCGATTATCGCTACCTGTTCTCCCGTTTACGCCGCCCTGCCAGTGGTCCAGTTTCTCAGATACCCCTGAGAATGAGGTGCGCCTCAAACCCTGCTCCCAATTGGGTTAGGCAGCGCTTCATAGTTGAAGGCATGCAGGAGGGGAGGATTTTCGTACCCTCAAAACTGACGGATAACCCAGGAATTGACGCTGTTTCCTACCGCCAAGCCCTCCAGGCTCTAGACCCAATCGAAAGACGCAGACTTGAGGAGGGTGACTGGTGGAGCACAACTCTCGGCTCCCTTTTCGATAGAACCTCATTCGTGATAATAGATTCAAACGAGCTACCGCCAATAACAAGCTCCGCCAGGGTCGTGAGATTTTGGGACCTTGCCGCATCGGAGCCAACGCCATCTAATCCAGACCCAGACTGGACCGTAGGGACGCTCATGCTTCTTGACGAGGGTATTTCCTACATCCTGGACGTCAGGAGAGCCCGCGTCAAAGGCGAGAAGGTTGAGCAGCTAATGGCGCAAACGGCGCTAGAGGATGGTCATGGGGTTGCTATACGCATGGAACAGGAGCCCGGCTCTTCGGGCAAGGCTCTAGCCGACCAGTATGCAAGATACGTGCTTCCTGGTTACGATTTTTCGGCAATTCGGTCAACTGGAGATAAAGAAACAAGGGCGAGACCATTTGCGGCTGCCGTAGCTAACGGAAATGTGAGAATAGTCAGGGCTCCGTGGTTGTCGAGTTGGCTTGACGAGTTTTCGTCATTCCCGGAATCGTGCGACCATGATGACCAGGTCGACTCTGCTGTTGGGGCTTTTACATTTTTAACTGGTCTCGGGTTGCCACAGCGCAGAAGAGTTTCTATACTGCTGTAGAGATAGACCCACTACCACAAGGAATATTAAAATGAACAATGAGAAATTAGACCTTATTAAAAAGCTCGTTGCTGAGCTCGATTCCGAATTGATGGAATATACAGACTCTGGTCCAGACATGGTTGAGGCCTGTGAATTGCTGGCAGAATTGAATTTTTTAAAGCGCGACTTGGCGATGGTTTATGATTCTTACTCTTTTGCAATGGGTAGGATTATTGGCAATGAACAAGAAGTAAATCTTTCAAGTGGCGTAAAGATTGAAAAGACATCATCTTACGAACGCAAGGGCTGGAAGCACAAGGACCTTGGTTCTGCTGTTGCAGACAAATTAATAAAGATGTCTGTTGACATGGACACTGGCGAAGTGACAAAATCACCATATGACATTGCGCTGGATATGCTCACATATTGCGCTCCGTCCTACTGGAGAGTAAAAGAACTCAATAAAATTGGGATTAATCCCGACAATTATTGTGAGGTTGGCGACCTTAAGACAAGCATTATTGTACGCAAAGCAAAATAACCACTAGAAACAGGAGATAGAACCAACTATGGAACAGCAACAAGTAAACGAACAAGCCATCATGCAGGCGTTGTATGCACCATTTCCAGAGGAGATGGAAAAAGTAATGAACCTTTCGGGGGTCAACCTAAAGTTCATTCCAGTCAGTGAAGTGACCAATCGCCTCATCAAGGTACTTGGTAGGAAGTGGTCGCGCGAAGTAATCGAGTGCAAACGCGACCCAATCGATACCGACTGGGTTATCGCCCATGTTCGCATTACATTACACTTCACGGATGGTACCGACGCAGTAATTCGCGATGGAATTGACGGAGCAAAGATTATGCGCACTAAGCAAGGTCAGATAGTTAACCTTGGTGACGCATATAAGAGTGCGGAGTCAAACGCTTTCAAGAAAGCAGCCCAAAGCCTTGGTGTTGGTTTGTACCTATCACGTTCTGCGGACGCTATGGATATTGAGGACGCAATGGAAGCTGGCATCTTGACATCCCATCAACCAGAGCCAGTTGAAACAGCACCAAAAACAGAGCTTGAAGAGAAGTGGGATACTTTTGTTGAAATAACAAAAGCACTCACCAAAGAGCAAAAGAATGAACTCAATGAGTTCTGGTCAACACATAGCGGTGGTAAGCCAAAGCCGACAAAGACAACAGCGTCACTTGATGACCTGCAGGCCCTCGTAGTAGAAGCCCTGCGACTTCAGTTTGGTGGCAAATATGTCGACAACAAATAATTCAGGTGCAGGCCTAAAGGCGCCAGAGTTCCTTTCACCATCTTCAATTTCAACATTTAATCAATGTCCATTGAAATTTAAGTACAGCAAGATTGACAACATCAAAGACCCGAGTGGCAAGGAAGCGCTTCTTGGAAACTTTGTTCACGACATTCTTGAGGAAATGTACAAACTTCCACCAGAATTCAGAACACAGCAACAGGCAAAAATAATTGCCAAAGAGCAGTGGGATACGAAGTGGGCTGTTCAGGTTCAAGAAATCGTCACCGATGAAAAGAACTTAAAATTGTTCAGATGGTCTGCATGGTGGTGTGTCGAAAATCTATGGCGTTTAGAAGACCCAGCACTAGTAACCCCACACAGTCTTGAATCGTTTGTTAGCGGAGGAATTGGTGGAGTCAAGATTCGTGGATTCATCGACAGGCTAACGCAGAACAAGTTCACTGGAGCGCCAAAGATTAGCGATTACAAAACTGGCAAGACGCCAAGAAAGATGGACCTTGAGGATAAGTTCTTTCAGTTGATTGTTTATTCTCAGCTCTTATCAAGTATCGGTATTGAGTCAGATGAATCTTCAGCAGAACTCCTGTACCTGAAAGATGGGGTTAGGTTTGAAATGCAAATAACCCCATCAGACGTAAGCAGGGTTGTTGAACAAATTCAAGAAACAAAATCAGGAATTGATGAGCGTTGTGTCTCTGGTGATTTTGAAGCAAAGAAATCTGTTCTGTGTGGATGGTGCGGGTACAAATCTTTTTGTCCAGCCTGGAATTAAGGAAAAGTAAATGATTATTAATGATGATGCTTTTGCGCGCATGGTGGCAGAAGAGGTAAAGAACAAGCTCTCTCCACTGCATAAAAAAGAATTAATGAAGCGAGAAAACTGGGAAAAATGGAGAGATGCACTATTAGCACTCTCGGAAAATCTTGGACGTCAAATTGAAGATATTGAATCTGATTCCAAATCAGACCTCTCTAGATACAGTGCTTTGGGTAGGGCTGGGACGAAGTTGGGCCGTGAAGCTGGCTCCTACTACGAGACGAAAGCGACAAGAATAAAAAGGTTTAAGTTTCACGTTGATAGACGCCTTGACGAGGTTGCTGTAATGATTTCAACTGGTCAGGAAATGCAAAACGATGGTTGGGAGCAGGTTGAATTCTTGAGGCGCGCAATAGCGAGGCATCGAGCAATGCTTCGTGATTTTGACCTAGAAGATACCTCGATAGACCGTTCGCTGTGGGATACTCTTGATAATAAGTGGACATTTGACGATATTGACGTCGATTCACTGTGATGTAAATCCATGATGCGCGAGGTGCCTAATGATTCGAAGAAACAAACCAATCAAGAGAAGTGGCCCTCCTAAAAAAAGAAGTGCAAAAACCGAAGAGATATATGTTGAACGACGTAAATTCGTTGAACGAATCTTGAGGGAAAGACCGGCATGTGAGGCATGTAAGGTTTTTGCATCACACGACGGAAAGTCAACATACAATCAACATCTGAGCAATGATGTGCATGAAATAATTAGACGCTCTCAGGGTGGCTCAATACTCGATGAGGAAAATGTACTTGCAGTTTGCAGGCTGTGCCATGTAAGAATCGGCAATTATCCACAGCTTGCTTTTGATTTGGGCCTAGCAAAGCACGGCTGGGAAAGATAATTTTTTATAGTTTTATAATTAACACTTTCAGTATTTAATACAGGTGTATCGTTGTAATTCTTAGGACCGTTATAGGCGCGAAAGTCGGGTGAGGAGACTCACTCGGCTTTTGCGTCTTTTGTTTTATTTAAACATTATTTAAAAGCTCTTCACTTATTGGTGCATAACATAAGTGCTAACCTTTATTCGTCTAGCCGATATCTACCCTTCACGGAAGAAAGGCGGTGGTCCAAGAGTCGAGTGTTCCTACACGGCAATGATTCTGAGCCGCCGCAAACGGTTCGAATTTAACCCACCGAACTAGCTGGATGTTCGGTGGGTTTTTGCTTTTAGGTTAGTATGTCATCGTGATAAACGATTTTCTTGGACTAGACCTATCCCTAACGTCAACTGGGTATGCGTTTGGCGATGAATCAGGAGTTATCTCGTTTAACAAGTCTGGGCCGGAACGACTATGGCTAGTGAAAAGGGAAATAGAATCCCTAATCAATAAATATGACGCAAAGGCAGTCATGCTTGAGGGCTACTCATTTGCTTCACGCAGTGGTCAGGCTTTCTCCATTGGGGAGCTAGGAGGAGTGGTCCGCTTGCTGCTGTGGCAAATTGGAATCCCATATGTGACAATACCCCCAACTTGCCGAGCGAAGTTTGCAACCGGAAAAGGAAACGCCTCAAAAAACGAAGTAATTTCATCCATATCCGCACGTACTGGGATTGTTTGGCAAAACCCAGGAGCCGACGACAGATGTGATGCATGGATTCTGCAGGAGATGGGCTTGGCACATATAGGTAAACCACGATTTAATTGGCCAGCACAGAACATGGATGCTTTAGCCAAGGTAGATTGGACACCAATCGAGGAACAAGGGGAATAATGAGAACATCACCCATAAGCCAGATAGAAATTGAACAAGAGCTGATAAGGCTAATAGACAGACTCGAAACAGAAACAGAAAAATTTGAGACCCTAGCGATAGATGCGGCGAAGAAAGACGCGCTCTACAAGTCGACATGGGCACGTGAATACCTATCCGCGAAAGGTTCAATTAAAGAACGCGAAGCTTGGGCAGACTACAAAATGGATGAGCAGAATTTTGACTACAGGTGCGCAGAAGCACTAGTTAAAACAAAGAGAGAGTTACTTCTATCCCTAAGAACATCAATTGATGCAATGAGAACACTCAATGCAAATGTCAGAACGCAGGTATAAATATGTCAAACAAAATTCACGAATCATTAAAGCAACTTGCGGTTGATGTAGACAAACTAGTTCCACTTGAGGGAAACCCGAGAAAAGGTAACGTCCAGTCAATCGTGGCTTCATACAGAGAATTTGGACAGATAAAGCCAATTGTTATTCGCCCAAACGATGATGGAACATCAACCGTTATTGCAGGTAATCACCAGTTAGAAGCAGCAAAACTTCTTGGGTGGGACAAGATAGCAGCAGTTAGCTATGACGTTGACAACAAGAAGGCAATTGCATTTGCGATTGCCGACAACAGAACCATGGAGCTCGGTTACACGGAATCAGAACTACTGAGTGAGTTCATCCTTGAAATTCACGAAGAATACCCAGAGCTTGTTGACAGTCTTGGATGGGATGAATTCGAGATTGCAGAATTCGAACAGACATCAATTAGAGATGAATATCAAGTTGTTGGAAGTGGTTCTTACACTCCCCCGGTGATGGTGGAGGATTCAGAAGCGGAAGAAGAGTATGAAAAATTCCAGGAGACAAAAATAAAAGATACCTCAATGGATATGAATGCTGTCTCAATTACCAAGGATAAAGAGGGAAATCAGCAGATAAATATCAGACCAGGGATTGACCAGAACGACGCTGTAGTCAGGGGCTCGACAACCGTATCTCCTCGCTCTGCGCCACAAGCCGTTGTTCAGTACACGATTGTTTTTGACAACACCCAGCAACAGGCAGAATGGTACACGTTCATAAAGTGGCTGCGTTCGGATGCCGGGCTAGAAGGTGACACGGTTGCAGAGAAGTTGATTTCTTTTATCTCAGAGCACACACCATGACGAGACAGCGCCTATTTCTCGATATGTCTTGCGTGGAGGCTGCACGCCAAAGAATCAGGCATGTTTACGACCAGTTTGACACTGTCTGCGTGCAGTTCTCTGGGGGAAAAGACTCAACTGCAGTTCTATATCTTGCAAAAGAAGTGCACGAAGAAAGAAATCTTGGGCCAGTAAAAGTCATTTTTCGAGATGAGGAAATGGTCAGCCCAAGTGTCGTTGAGTATGTTGAAAAAGTTCGCAATTATGACTGGGTTGATATGGAGTGGTACTGCCTCCCATACCCAGCGGAAATTTGGGTTCTTGGCTATCGTTTAACAACGGTTCTTTGGAGTCAGCAGCGTGGAGAACAGAATAGGTGGCTAAGGGACATGCCAGAGTTTGCAATTAATGCAAATGATTTTGGTCTTTCTCACGATAGTTCGCTGCCGGAGCAAACTGACTACTACACAATGCAGGGCAAGAAGGGGAATGTTGCTTTCCTAACAGGTGTTCGAGCGAGTGAATCAATGGTTAGATATCGCTCTGTAGTTCAAAAATTACATGAAAATTACATAAATACCCCGTACAAACTAAAAGCTGGGATACCGCTCAAATTCGCAAAAGTCATTTATGACTGGAACACCAACGACGTATTCAAGTTCATAATAGAAGAACACAATGCCGAATATTGTGAGTACTACGACTTGGCTGTAGCAACAGGGAGCAACACGAGAGTTGGTATACCGCTCCACGCAACAGCAATAAGAAGAATTGGTGACGTAATAGCAACTGAGCCAGAATTCTATGACAGGCTATGGGAGTGCTTTCCATTCATAGATGCGCAAAGAAGATGGTGGCCAGAATTTGATAGCGAAAGCCTTATAGCTAGATACTCTGGTCGAGGGTTTGATGGTGCCTCTGAATTCATCGATGAATATCTTGTTGGGGACAGAAGAAAAATGGAAGCACGCGTATATGTTTCAAAGTTTAGAAAAAAACATCTTCAAGACCCATATGGATACCCGGTAAGTTGGTTGATAAGAAACTTGATGTTAAATGAAATAGACGTCAACTCACCAACTCCAGTTGGACCGAAAACAAAAGCAAATGCAGTAAGAATTCTTGAAAGTGAAACAGAATTGTGAAAGATATAAAAATTGATTGGGTAACAAAAGAAAAACTAATTGTTCCAGAGTGGAAATCCACTTATACGCTTAGACCAGAACTGCTTTTAATATCTGCATCCCTTATGCAGCATGGTTTCATCCAACCTATTCATGCACGAAGGGAAACTGGAGAGATAATAGACGGCTCAGAAAGATATAAACTTTTAATAAATATTGAAGAAATATCTGAAATCCATGGAGAATTGATACCAGTCGTATTTCATGACTGCGACAAGATTGAAGCAATGATGATGCACATGCAACTAAACCGTGGTAAGTCGGTAATCGTTGCAGCAAAGATGTCGAAGATAATTAGGGAGATGAAAAGGTCAGGGCGTTATACAAATCAAGATTTTGATGACCTCTTGTGCATGAAGTCTGATGAATTATCATTAATGCTTGACAGCAGCCTAATTAAAGTTAGAAAAATAAAAGAACACAATTATGCTCGTGCATGGGTTCCGATTGAGGCCCCATCCGGGAAAAGCGACTCTTCAAAACCATTCTTCGAGTCCCCACCAAACCCTGATAGATAATTAAATAAAACTTAATTAAATGGTGTCTAGGTTGGACGCATAAACTCTGGTATATTTTTATGACCAAGGAGTTTTATGCCAGGTGTACGTTACGGCCCAGACATCTCAGATGATGCCGCATATATTTATAAGGGGATTGTCAGTCTCCAAAAGAAGGAACAGGCGCTAAAGCGCAAAGCTCAGGCTGCAAAAAAAGCAGGCAAAAAAGTAAGAGGCGGAACGCTGAATGCTCGCGACAAGGCGCAGTATGAACGTTTTGCGAACATGGCTTCGGATATTTTTGGCGTAACAAAACGCGATTTAAAGGCTGGAAGATTTGGCGACCTATACACCTTGCAGCAATACTCGCGTGATGGTGTTACAAAGAAGGGCAAGCAATCCAAAAAATACAAAGTTGCCAAAAATAAAAGAACTGGCAAAATGAAAATAAAAAGGGACACCAAGGAGAGCTTGGATAGAAGCGAAGGAAAAGTAACTCGTCGAGCCGGAATGGGTTCTTCTTACATTGGTGCAACTGCCCCTAAGGCATACAGGGATGCAAGTGACCGTGCTTTTAAAAGAATGAAGCAGCGTGGCGGCGTACGAACTGGTAGCGGAAAAAGGAAAAAAGTAACAAATGCAGAAGGTTTGGATAATTTGCAGATTGCAAAACGTCCAAAACCAGTTGGATTGCTAACTGGTGGTGGTGTAAAGATAAGGCCACAGGTACTTAGACCCAAAAAAGTAAAAACACCTAGAGCAGCTGCATCTTCAAAAAGAGCAAAAACAACTCAATCAAAAACCAAGAGCACTGTTAAGGCTGCTGGCAAAACACCTAAACGCAAGACAACGCGCAAGAAGTAGGTTTACTTATTGTCCTCGCCGATAAATAGACCTTCGAAGCTGCCAAGGTCGACCTCTGAAGACTCCTCATCTACAGAGACCATGTCTTCAAAGTATCTATCGCCATCGTCCCCGGTGTAATCATTTTGAAGAAATTCTTTAACACTTTTTACTGGATTGAAGACTGCATTTATGGTTCCGTCAGAGTTTCTTCCAGTAATAGTCATCCCCACTGAAGCCATGGCTACATTGGCAATTATCCAAATAAAGTTGGTGAATTCATCCAAAGCCTCATCGTCGTCATCGAGGTCTTCTTCGGTGTCTTCAAAAAAGTAAAAAAGAGTTTCAGTGACGTGATTAAGAATGTTGACTACGTCTTCTTTGATTTCTGTTTTATTTGATTTGGCCATTCCCGTACAGTACCAGCACCCAGATGGTTGGTCAATCAATCATTGACCTTAAAAATAAGGAAAAAATGTTAAAATTATGGACTATAAAGAGTCCCAATAACTTTTGACCAGAGGATGACATGGCGCTTGTTTCGGTAAATGACCTCAAGGTCTATATGGATATATCCCTAACAAACCGCCAGATTGACGCGTGCGAGATGATACTCGCTGGCCTTCAGAGCGAGTTGGAGGCATTCCTTCGCAGACCGATAGAGCCACAAACCTTCATAGAGGAACATAGGCTCGACTCCCAGCACCACGGCGTACCAATGACATCGTTCCTTTCGGTTAGTGACTACAACTACACAGATACTTTCGTGGACAATGTGGTGGACAGCACAACTTTTGCATCTCCACCCCCAGCCATATATCTCAAGAACACCCCAATTGTCTCTATAACACAGGTAAAAGTAAAGCCAGTTTTTGGGACTGAAAGAATATTGCAACACGAACAGCATTACATTGAGAGAACTTATGGGATTGACTACTACTACGGATACCCAGATGACCTGGTAACAATCACCTACACAGCAGGACTTGATGGAGCGAGCATTCCGGTTTTCAAGTTAATGATTCTTCGCGCTGCAACAAGAGAAATGCAAAACATGCACGATGATGTTGTTGGCGTCAAAGACCTGAATCCACGTGGTGTTGCTCCAATCGAAACTGGTTTTCTTGACGCAGAACTTTCTACGTTAAGGAAATACAAAAGAACTCGGATATAAGTGTGGCAAGAATACGAGTAGTAACAAAAATTAAAGTCGACTCAGACGAAGCCAAAGAGCGCCTTGATGACATGCAGGACAGAACTAGGGATATGGGCCCTGTTCTTAGATGGGCAAAAAGAACATTAGAAGAAGCAACAAAAGAGAATTTTTTATCTCAAGGTGCTGTGTCGGCAAGGTCGATGCTTGGTGGAGCGTGGCCACCACTATCTCCGGAATATGGAGCATGGAAGGCAACGAACTGGGCAACCCCATTAATGGTTAGGACTGGTGGATTGCTGTTTGACGCAACAAATCTTGATGTAGTTGGGGGCTCATCAAGCGACCAATCAATAACCCTTACAGTTAATAATAGAATTGCAAAGTTTCATCAATACGGTACTGAAGATATGCCAGCTAGACCAATACTTTTTACACCGCGCGATTTTGATAGAGACCTTGGAAAAGTTGCTCGAAAGTACATTAAACATGGAAGCAAATTGACATGATTAGATTAATGAATGGTGCGCATTTTGCAAAGAAATACGTTAACGACTATTTAAAAATTGACATCCCGAGCAGGCTCATTGACTATCAAAACGGATGGGCCGTAGACAATCAGCAACTTCCAGAACCAGAGCAGTACATAATTCACGAACCACTTGCTCTGGACAGGTGGCCTTCGATTATCACGACAGTCCTGACAACAAACGAATTAGAGCGAATTGGGTTCGATAATGGAGACCCACTATATAGAGTCAGTTACTCAATGCGAACGTACGTATGGGTTCGCACAGAGGGCTCAGAGGAATGCACCCTAATGAGAGACAGAATGACGACAGTCGTTCGTTCTGCGCTTCTTGATTATCCTTGTTTGAGAGCGTATGACTCGCGAACCTCTTTCCGTGCACTAATCGATGAATCAACTATCCGTGAAGAGTTCTCCGACATAACCCTACTCAAAGGCGACAGAGTTATGGCTGGAGCCTACGTCTCGTACACCCTCCAGATAGACGAAGTTGTAATGAGAAAAGGCTATGGAAATGTTGAAGAAATAGAGTTTGATACTTCATCTGTTGGTGCAGGTGTTGACATTCCAGACCTAAGCAGTCCATCACCAGATAACAGAATAACCCTCACCGGAACAAATAATGGGGTCACAATTACTGGCCCTGGTGTATGATTTATAAATGTTTTTCTTATTAAAGCCACTTGTTTGAGGTTGTAGTGATAGTTGCACAAAATAATCACTTTGCCTCTGTACAATTGACTCACATAAGGGAATCCAACCCTCAATGATAAGTAATAGGAAGGTCCTATGCCTGGCGTAGTTATATCAACTTCAGTAAGAACCGGCCCATCAACAGCGACGGTCCGTGAGTCATCACAGTTATTCGTCGTTGGCTTGGCCGACAGGGGTCCAAGCGATGAAGCAGTTTTGGTTCAGAGCATTGCAGAGTTCGAGGCCATGTTCGGTGACTACCGTTCAGACTCATACCTCCACCCAACAGTCGAAACATTCTTTGAAGAAGGCGGCACACAGGCATATGTTGCTCGTGTTGTTGGAGCTAGCGCAACAGTAGGAACGTTGGTATTAAACAACAGCTCGGCAGTAAACTGCATCACGCTTACGGCCAACGGTGCTGGCGCGTGGAGCTCAGACGTAGAAGCAGAAGTAACGGTATCTGGAGCAACAGCAAAACTCAATCTTTCTTACGATGGCACACTCGTCTACACGACAGGAAATTGTTCAACTTCATCGCAGATGGCTGGACGAATTAACTCCAGTGCAATTGCTTCTCGCTATGTGACTGCTTCAATTCAGTCAACTACAACTCTTCCTGCAGCAATTGCATCAACACCGCTTGCAGCAGGAAACGCATATGAGAACCAAGTCACTTCGACTTACTACGTAAACGCCTTGACATTATTCAATGACGCATTGGGAACCGGTGCTGTTTCATGCCCTGAAATTTCAAATGATGACGTAGCTGTTCGCAACGGATTAGTTGCACATGCCAATAACTACAGCAGAATCGCAATTCTTCACGGAGGAGCTGTGGACAGTGCTGCAACAATCAAGGCAACCGCGCTCGCCCTTCAAGCTGAAGACAATGCAGAGCACGCAGCAATTTACTACCCTTGGGTTACTGTTCCATCTGGAGTGGCTGGTGTAACAAGAACAATTCCACCAGATGGTTATGTTGCTGCAAAAAGAGCTGTTGCCCACAATCAGACTGGCCCACATTTGCCAGCAGCTGGTTTGATATCAACCGCAAAGTTCGTTACTGGAGCTGCTGTTGATATAGACAAGACAACTGGCGATGACCTTGACGAGAACTACGTAAACGCAATCCGCGTAATTCAGAACACTGTCAGAATCTATGGTGCTCGCTCACTTTCGGTCGACACTGAGAACTTCCGCTACATAACCCAGCAAGACGTTGTCAACACGATTGTCACGGAATGCTACCGCTCGCTTGAAGACTTGGTCTTCTCAACGATTGATGGAAGAAATACAATCTTCGCAAATATCGAAGCAAGACTCGTGGTTATTCTCGCCGGAATGAGAGACCTTGGTGCACTCTACCCAGCGTTCGATGCAAATGGCAAGCAGCTTGACAATGGCTACACAGTGAAATGTGATGCCGGAATCAACCCAGCTGCACAGCTGCAAACAGGTCTTGTCAAAGCTCGCGTTGGAGTAAGAGTATCCAGCGTTGGTGACAAGATTGAAATTGACATCGTCAAATCAAACCTGACTTCAACAGTCGTATAACGGAGGAATAGGAAATGGCAAAAATTGCACAGAGACAAGTACTTGCGGAGATATTCCCAAGCAACTTTGCGAGCAACGCCAAGCAGCAAACAAACGTTCAGGCAAACCTTCCTAAGTGGACGGGTTTCAAGTTCGCTCAGGTGTCTGGTGGTGAAATAACAGCCTCCGTTGAGAAAATCTACGAAGGTGGCAAGTCACGCCCAACAGTTCTTTGCGCTCCTTCGGAGATTGGCGACATCACTCTGACTGCACACTACGACGATGACATGGTCAGCGCCGAAACAGCAGCCGGAATTGGTGCAAAGTTGCAGGGACTTCGTAGATACGTAGGTATTGCTTACTACAACATCGTAATCTCAGTTTTTGACTGCGATATCAAGGACCCAACGAATGACCGCTACTACTATGATGCCCTTTTGGTAGGCATCACAGAGCCAGATGGTGACTCGTCATCCGGTGCCCCAGCGACATTCGCCCTTACGTTCGCCATATCTGACGTCACTTCAACCCTTAGATAATAAAAGGGTACTTCCGCTACGGCGGAAAAAGGTGTGATAGTTTCAGGGCATGAGCGATAACACACTTTACACAACAGAAGATTCAGACAGCCAGAAGCAGAAGAAGGCTTCAATCAAAGACGCCATTTCATCGGCTGCTGGCTTAACAACCGTCCCAGAAGAGACACAGCTAAACAAGCTGCGTGCCCTCGTTAAGCGCAAGGTTGAAAGAAACCCTGTACTCATTGAAGTACCAGAGCGACCAGGCCTAAGCGTCAAGGTGAGCCCAAATATCACCCAGACACAGATGAAGAACTGGCGTAAGCAGTGCGGTGAAGATTCACGCAATGGTCTCGATGCAACAAAATTTGCTTGCATGGTCATTGGCCATACAACAATTGGCATCTACGTTGATGATGAAGAAGTATTCGATGAGTACGGCAACATCATGAATTTCGCCCATCCGTTTATTCTTGAAATGACCGAAACAACCAAGCCTGTTCCAGATGCTGTTAGAGCGCTGTTTGGCGTTGACCCACATATTGAATCAGCAGCGCTTGCAATCCTTGATGCCGCTGGATACTCAGATACGGTGTCAGCATCGGACCCTACGAAGGAATCTTCGACGAGCTAGTTAAAGATTCCATAATAAAATCAGCAGCAAGACTTGGAGAGCTATTCGGGCAAAACCCGCTAGACCTACTTGATAGAGATGATGTTGACTGGTTGTTGCTTATGGCATGTGCTAAAGTTATATCCAACGACCGCGAAGAGCAAGAGCGCAAGTCGAAGACTCAGCAGGCATAACCAAATGCAGGCATAGCTCCGGCGCTTTTTACACTCACGTGACTTAACAATCACATCTAGAAGTGGCAAAGAGCTATGGCTGACGAGCTTGTAAAAATCAAAATTTCATTTGATGCCAAAACAAAAGACCTTGTAAAAGCACGTCTTGAATTACTCGCGCTAGATAGGGCAGCCAAGAAACTAGGAAGTCGAGACCTAGGTGCACAGATGGCCCGGTCTTCTCTATCTTTCGAAACAACATCCAGAAAATTTAAAAAGAGTTTTGACGTAATTGATGCTGGCGTAAAAATGGCCGGTAAAGCAATGACCAAATTCCTGATGACAGCGATTAAGGGTGTAATTCTGGAAATGGGCTTACTTAGTGCCACAATGCTGGCTACCCACGCTCTTTTTGCTGCAGGAAGATTCCTCATGAAGGCCTACCAGGGGGCGATGCAATTAGTCGCTGGAGGTGCAGCGGCAATGACAATGGCCCTTGGGGCTGCTGCTGCAGCGGTGAGGGAACAGCAGGCTGCAATGTACGCGTATAGAGGCAAAGGCGCGCAACAGTTCGGCTCAGCAATGAATCAGACAAGAATGGCAATGCGTAACCTGCAAGCAGATGCAGACCTTGCAGTTCTTGGAATAGATGGTTTAAACAAAGCCTATGGGGTCATGTCAAAGACAATGAGCTCAACTCAGATAAATGCAAGCGGTAAAGCAATAAAAGCTTTGATGGATTTTGGTTCTGCTGGGCAAGACCCACAGAAAGCCATAGAGCAAGTTGCTGCAGTCGTTGCTGCACTGAATGACCAAAAGAAAAGTCTTGCGGACGTAAAAGCAGCTGCAAGTCAACTTGGTCCAGAAATGCAAAAAGCATTAAAAGAATCAAAATTCACACAAACAAAAGAGGGGTTCAGAGATGCATTATTTTCTGGTCTTCTTGCTGAAAAAGGTGGTGTTGCCGGACAGTTTGCGGCAATAAACAACACATTAATAGGTCAGTTGAAATCATACATGACTCGACTCAGGACTGAATTTGCAGACTTTGGAGACCAATTCCTTGAACCGACAAAGGGCGCATTTGAGGGTGTATTTAAAATAATAAGAAGAGACCTTCAAAGAATAAGTGCAACAATTCAGCAATCAATGGGGTTTGAGACTATAACCGATGGTTTTGTTGGCGCTGTTGATGGCGTTAGTAACTGGATGGTGAAGACAATCCGCGAGTACTTACCAAAAGCTGTTGGCATGTTCGACAGAATTGGCGATTGGATGCTTAACTTTAAACAAGGTTGGAGGCGTGTGACCGAATACATGCGCCCACTGCAAGATGGTGCCAGAGTTCTCGAGAAAGCTTTTAAACCAATAGGAAAAGCTCTTCAAGGTGGTGCTAGCAACTTGTGGTTATTTAACGATTTGTTGCAAAAAAACGAAGGTGAAGTTACGGCATTTGGTGAAGCACTTGGCGGAATGATTACAAAAGGTTCTGAATTATTCATGAATCTTAAAAAAGGATTTTTTGACCTTCTTCCATTCTTAACAAAGATTGTAAACATGGTTTCTCAAGTGCTCGGAATGATGACCAAGCTACTCACTGGGACAATGGGCCAAGGTCTCATGAGTGCACTCGCCCCACTTCTTGCATTCAGTCTTGCTGGACGGGCAATGGGTAAAGTCACTGGAAGAATGGCTCCAGAAGCAGGTCGACTCACCACACAGCAAATGAACGTGACTGCCGGAACAGTAACAGTCGGTGGCAGCCCTGTCCCTGGCGCTGGTGGGGGAGGAAGAGGTGGCAGAAGAGGTCCTGTTGGGCCGGGAGGAGGAGGAGCTGTAGTTGGTCCAGGTTCTCCAGCTCTTTCCTCAGGAGCCACAAGAGTGTCATCTAGTACTTCACTGTCGTCTGGTGCGGCTGGTCCGGTACTGGCCAGTACGGTTCTGGCAGCACAGAGACATAGAACATTTCTTGGACAACGGGGTGTTGCTGGAATATCTCCTACTGGACATGTAACAGATATGGGTCACGAAGCAAGAAGGGGTAGTTTCGACCAAGGAAACATAAGCAAAGAGGCGTACGACCAAAGAGCACTTAGCGCATTTAGGGGTGGTGGCGCTGTCGGTCTTGACCCATTTTCTGGGTACACAATGCGTGGGGCAATGGGGATGGGTAAGGCGCTTGTTTTTGACCAGGCGGCTGGTTCATGGTATGACGAAAGAGCAGCGCAAAGAGAAAAAAATGCAGAAGATAGGGCGTACAACCGTGCGCTTGCAGCAGAGAAAGAACGAGCAGCTGCAGCATACATACCAGCAGGTGAAGCCGGAACAGGAACTGCTAGACAAAGAAGAGCAAGAAGAGCTGCTGCAGAGAGCGCTGCTGATATGCCTTTCAGGGATGTCAGGGGAAGTGCTCTAAAAGACTTCGCCCAATCAGGAATGGACAGGGTAACAAGTACTGGGCTAAAGGCTTATGGAGCAGCTGCTGGTGGTATGGCGTTCCTCCAGGGTGGGCGTTATGACCCAAACATGAAATCCCAGACAGTTATGTACAACCCAGATGGGACAATCAAGACAGAACAGGTCAGAGTTGGTGGTACTAAAAAGAAACCAATCTTTGAAACAAGAAACGTAATGCAAGAAACAACTGGCGGCATTGTCGATGTTGATTCAATGCGGCAAAGCGCAATTGCAAGGTACAACAATTCACAGCTTTCAATAGAAGACGGTGGAACTGGAAGGACTGGGGCAATATCCAAGAGAATGGAAAAACTCCGCCTTGCTAGAGATATAAACAGAATTAATCGTAACGAAACAAAATTTGGTGCTGCTTCAAATAAATTCGGCAAGAGCATGGGCGGCAAGATGGGTGCAGGAATGGGCCTAGGAATTGCCAGCCAATACGCACCAGAAGAGATGCAGGGAGCGATGGCTCTCGGTGGTGTTGTTTCTCAGTTCGACGCTAGAGCAGGAATGGCAGTGGCAGGACTCGGTGCCGCATATAACGCTCAAAGTGCCGGAGCTGGATTGATGGCTGGAGCTGCTGGTGGTGCGGCACTCGGTTCATATCTCGGACCATACGGAGCACTTGCTGGTGCTGTTATTGGCGGTCTTGGTGGTGCGTTCAAGGGAATGATTAATGCCGGCAAGCAAGAAGCCAAAAAAGCAAAGAAGGCTATGGAAAACAACATGGCCGAGGTTTTCAAATCTGTTGTAAAACAAGGTGCAGGAAATTTCTTCAGGAGCCAAGACCAACTCGCAGCACTAAAAGAAGCCGGAATAGACACTTCAACGATGAAGGACAGGGGTTCATTCGAAGGTATTGGCGCAGGGTATCTAGCGAAAGCCGCCAACATAAAATCGATGGTAACCGGGAATGTCAAAACAGGCGGCACAGCTGCATCAATTGCTTCGAACAAAGCCCTTCTAGAAAAAGTCTTGAATGAACAAGAAAAGAGTGGGGTAATTACAACAGAAAAAGAACGCAAAGATATGTTCAAGAGTGATACCGCCGTTCAGTCAGCCCTAAATGCTGCTGGAACAGTTTCATTGGGTGAGACAAGCGCTTATCAAATGCAAGACAGGGTTATAACAAACCGTCTTGACCAGTTTGTGAAAATGTCAGGAAAATCAATTCCAGAGCTTGAAAAAATGGCTCATGAGTTGGGGTTCAACTTATATGACACAACAATAAAATTCACAGATGCTCTAAAGGGCATGGGTATGGCTGCTGGAAAATCAGCTGACCAAATGAAGCAGGCGTTCGTTGACATAGTTCTTGCTGGCGGAAATGCGTTCACCAAGAAAAGAGAACAACAAACAGCACAGAAAACAATAAATCAGTCCTCGCAAGGATTTAGAGACCAGATGTTGTCCGGTGGATTAGGTGCAACAGAAAAAACCGCAGCAACTGATACGTATTTTGAAAACTACTTTGCTCAGGCCACAGCTGCCGCTGGCGGAGACGGAGTAGAAGCATATTTAACAACGATGAATCTGTTCGGCCAGGGCGAAGAGGGTGGAGCTTTTGCAAAGGGTGCAACTTTTGAGGGAATGGGCGCTGATGTTTTAAATAATGAAACATTGAAAGCTCAATTAGCCACAATGCAAAAAGAAATGCTTGGAACAGCAACCACCCAGGTATCCGGCCTGTTAACTGAAGCTGGTTTTGCAGGAGACGCTGGGCAGATTAAAGAGCGACTAACAACAATGTCTCAAGACCCAGCAAAGTTTGCTGCATTCTTGCGTCAAATGCAAGCAGGAGAACTAAATTTTGGTGCAACTGGAAATCAAGACCCAACAAATGCCTTGAACTTTGCTCTTAATAAGGCTGGACTTGGTGGTTTGACAACAACAGCACTAGAAGACCTAACTGGTGACGGTGGAGCAAAAGACCTTGACGAAGTCGCCAACAAGATGGACACTGCCAGCAAAGACTTCAAGAAGGGTGTAGAACAGTTTACGGCTGCAACAAAAGATTTTTTCAGCGGTAAGTCTGATACTCCAACATGGTGGTCTACTGCCCCAGACTGGTACAAGGCCGACACATCGACGCCACGTGGGGACACAACATCAAGCCGGCTTTCACAAACAATGTCTCGTCATGCAGAAATGAACTCACAACTAACAGGAAACAGAACAGTAACGTCGTCTTGGAGAAATCACTCACTCGGCTCTATAAATTCAGACCACGTAACAGGGAAGGCATATGACCTGATTGGTCAGAATCTTGGCCAGTACCAGCGCTTGGTTCATGCAAACGGTGGGTTTGCCGAGTTCCACGGAACACTTGCCGACAGACACCTGCATGTTGTTCCTGGTGCTGGATATGGTGACTCACCAGTTCCTTCGATGTCGCGGGTGTCTTCTGGTGGCTCTGGTGGTTCTTCAAGTTCAAATACAATGACTGTGTCAATAAACGTAAATGGCGGAAACGGTTCACCAGAACAAGTTGCGAACATGGTAATGATGAAGCTCAACGAAGAGCGAAGAAAGATGAATGAAAGAACATGAGCTTCAAATACTCATTTAATGAATATCAATGGATAACCGTTGCTTATACCAAGCCGAATAGCCAAAGACCAAATTGGCCAATAAAACAAACATTTAAATGCATAAACAAATCTGGAACCAATATAGAACCAAGAAACCACCCTGATTGGGAGGTCCAAAATAATGGAAATAAATACTGGTCACCATATGCCACGCCAGCATCAAAACCAAATACATCCACCTATATTGTTTACAACACAAATGACGAGTTTACTTATCAATCAGGTTTTTTGCCGGTATCAACAGTTGACCTTGTTTTGCCAAATGCGACAAAAGGCATACAAGTACATAAAGAACAGTTTGTAGACAACAACACCTCAAAGGTTTATGCCAACGAAATATACTCTGTTACTAAAGATTTTTTTATTTGGAGCGACACAGAGCTGCCAGACTCAAAAAATCCATATTCAACATATAGAATACCTAAGTGGAGAAAACAGTCAGACACGCTAAGCCAGGATTACACTCCGTATTGGTATCATCCATCTTTAAAGCAATTTTTTCCAGTATCTAAAAAATTAGCCGATGCTCAATACAACGCTTTGGCAAAGGTTGATTTATATACTTCTTTTCGAGGAGAAGCATCTGATTTCAATTTGAGTACTTTTACTAAAGCAAAAATTGAATACCTGGAATCAAAAGGTCTTTCGAATAGAGAGGCTGTTGAAAGGGCTAGAGCTGAAGCGGCAGTAGCAGCTGCAGCCGCTGGAGCAGGAAGTAGTGGTGCTGCCGGCGGAAAAGCTGGCTCTCGTTCATCTGCAACAAAGAATGCCACTACAAGCCGAACGAATCAATCATCAGCTACAGCACAGGGTGAATATGGACAGAATGATGCTGGGACCCAGAACAGGGCAGTTGTTGCAACAATAAAAAAATCAATAAATTCAAGAGTTCTAGCACTTGGTGATACAACAAAAGCAGAAATGATTCAGTACTACAGGGCTCCAGATGGAGACTATTCACTAACACCTGACAGGTTTCAATTCAGATACTACCCAAACAATGTTTCATACACTGACCTTGGAGCAAACTGGACAGAAGTAGACAGAGTCAATAATTCACCATTTGTTGATTTTAGAAACTTCAAACTAATGAAAATTTCTTTTGAGTTTGTCGTTGGTGATAACACAAACCTGATGACATCCTGTGATGATGAATTAAAAATGCTTCGGCAAATGGCAACAAGACCAGAATCTGTAATTTTTCTAGGAATGGACAAAATGTTTACCGAGCAGCTCATCTACCCATCGTGGACCGGTGGTTCCGGTATTGAATTTGCGATTGTAGATTTAACAATAAACTCAGTGCAGAGAGTACAGCAACCACCTGATGCAAATAGCTCATCATCCCCAAGGGGAGAAATAGCGCGAGCAACCTGCAATATAACAATGCAGGAATTACCACTAGAGGGGCCAAATCTAATAGTGCTTCCTCGTCTAGTTGAGATATCCACCCCGACCCCGGGAACACCAACCCCAGGACCAGGAACATGCATACCGCAAATATGGTCCAATCCTGGTGTTACGAAAAACAGAGAAGTATCTGGGTGTCCGAATGAACAGACGATTCCATAACCATGGCCCAAGAACTTACAACTTTTACAAGTTGGTCATTTGCTAGAAACTTTTCTGGACCTCAGCAGAGAAGAATAATAATTGCAGATTTGCCCAATTTTGGCAAGGGCTCGTTTACCGATGTTTCTCAATTCGTCACTCAAGCAAGCGTTAATTACACGATGGACATGGCTTCAGAACTATCTTTCGACATTCTTGACCCAGGCCTACTTATGTCTAAGAATAATTATTTTATTTTAGGAAGAGACATAATTTACCAGACAGAAACAATAGGGCAGGTTGCCCCAGCAAGTTCTGTTACAAGACCAGTATCTCAACTTTTTGAAATTGCAAACGTTACAGTTTCTCAGGGTCCTGGTGGTAGTTGCTCTTATTCAGTCAAGTGTTACACCAAGGCGGTTCAGCAGATGAAGCGCGACAAAAAAGGTGGAACCATAAAGGGTGGCGGTAGCCAGTACGTAAAAAACGCAGCCAAGAAATATGGTTTAAAATTCGCAGGACAAGAAACAAGCAAGGGTGGCTCAACTACTTCTGCTAAGGGAAGTCGTGAGGCTGAGTCAGTTTGGGACATAATTCAAAGAATCGCTGAGTCTGCAAAATTTGTTTGTTTTGAAGTTGATGGGTATCTTATTTTCGCATCTGAGCAATGGCTTCTTCACAAGTGGGGTGTTGATAGAAGAACTGTCCCAAATATGATTCCAGACAAGAAAAATCCTGGAAAGAAAAAGCAAAAAGGATTCAAAGAGCAAAGATGGATTCCTTTGCAATTTCCAAACGATTCTATTGACTATGTTGGGACTCCAGGAAGATTCTTGCTCACAGAACATCCGAATATAACAAAGTCAGACAACGACCCATACGCAGGAGACGGTGGTTGCACTGTCGAAAGAGTTAACGGGACACAGCTGAGACCAGGAATGACGGCTTATGTTGGGACAGTTCCAAACATGTCAGGGTTTTATTTGATAACTGATGTTTCATTTAATGAGATGTCCCCAGATGCCGTATCTGTATCATTCAGAACTGTTGAAAGAACTGAACAGCAAAAGAAAAATTTAAAACTATTGCCAATTGGAGAAAAATACACTCAGACATACGTCGTTGACAGGTCTGCTTTGCCTCAAATAAAAACAACTGTAGAAGAGGCTCGTTCAGCTTCAGGACAGCCAATTACTAAAAACTCTATTGATTCCAGAATTCTTCCCTTGCCCACGAATGCAAACAGATATCTATATCCGTCAATGGTTTATGCGAATATTACAAGCACACATGCAATGATAAAAAATCAAATAACAGGTGGAGAGCCAGACTCTTTGAGCACGAACGATAAAGACACGGTTATTTACGTTGGAAATTTAGACCTTTATAATCGCCCAGTTTTACCGTTCTCGTTGCCAGGAAGAACCCCCGACCCATATGGTATTCACACAACGTACTCCACGACACTCGTGCAGCAGTACGGAAATGAGTGGAGATGCGTGATTCTCCCGACTATTTACACAGTCGGTGGAGTAGCAGTAGAAAAGACTGTTGCCGAAGTGGAGGCCGCGTTTTTGGCTGCTGGCGGATACGAGGGAAATGGGAAGCACCTAGGTGTAGTGCGTGGAGACACCGAGAAGAAGGCTCGTCTGAATGGTAGGGACTATGCCTTTTTGATTTCTATGCAACAGGAACAGATTTCAATCAATAGATTTCCTAATGTTTCTGGAAGTTTATACTTAATACCAAATACCGCTGGTGGCATAGATTCATCATGGTATTAATAAAGTAAAATAGAATACGAAAGGAGACAAAAATGACAAAAAGACCATCATTAGTTGATAACAAAAAAGCTTCTAAGCACCTACTTACGCCTGGAAGGTTTTATAAGGGTCGAGTTACTTTTGTCAACCCTAAGGGCCAGGTATCTGTATTCTTATCGGATATCAAATGTAGCTACGATTCGGTGACCCCAGTCGGCACAACTGCTACGCAAAAGTTAAAGATTGGCGATGTTGTTGATTGTGCTTTTACAGATGAGTTTTTTACAGATATTGTTGTTTTTGGTTCTAGTAATTTCAGGGAAGACGTTTTTGCATCCAAAGTAATTGTTGACTCTTTGGTTGACGAGATTGCATCGTTGAAAGCTCGCGTAACTGCATTGGAGAATCAATAATGGATATGCTTGCATTCCCGATTAGATTCGATAGTAGTGGGTTTAAAAAACACCGCGAAGGAAGCGACGAATACTACACACAGCTCTTGTCTATTTGCATGTTGACCGAACCAATGACTCATCCTTTCACCCCAAGATTTGGGGTAAATGACCCAGCATTTAGAGGAATTGATAAAGGGTTATTCGTTTTAAATGCTGCGCGTTATGTCCCTGAGGTAAAAATAACATCAGTTTTGACAACAGAAGATTCTGACTCAAATGCAAAAGTCACGTTCTCATTCGATGTTTTGGTATAGGAGAAAATAGTGCCTGCAGATTTTTCAGACTTCATCGACCTTACAATATTCGACCTTGAGCCTGGCGATGTCTATAAAGACTCACTAGAGCTTGCGCGGTTAACGCTTCCGAGCTTTGAGTTGAGAACGGGGACACCAGAAGACGCAATTTTTCAAGCAATGGCTTATGTCAGCTCGTTAAACATAGCTGCAATAAATAGGCTTCCAAACAGACTTATGGCTGGCTTGATGGCGATACTTGGCTTCACAAGACAGGAGGGTGTTGCTTCAGAGGTAGATGTAATATTCACTCTTAATTCGTACAATGGTGGGACAATCCCGGCTGGAACTGTAGTTAGTTTTGAAACATTTTACGAAGACGAACTTCAAGAGTACGCATTTCAAACATTAGAGGCAGTCGAAGTAGGAGCTGTTGACCCGGAAAACGAAGAGCTGCCTTTTGCAGTAATACCGGTATATTGCTTAACCCTTGGGATAATTCCACCGATATCGGCAGATACAGAATTAAGCGTAGTTTCTTCTGGAACAAATATAATATCGGCAATTGTGGCAAATCCAAGCGGATTTGTTAATGGCGTAAACCAAGATACCGACTCCGACTATCTGTCGCGTGCTGCCACATACCTTCGCTCATTGTCTTCTGTTATAAACAAGTCGTCACAACTAGACGCATATGTGCTCTCATCATTCCCTGGTGTTGTTGGAAAAGTGAAGTCATACGACTTGACCAACGGAGACAGCACTTCTGGAGACATATCGGTTAAAAGAACATCTGGGGTAATACGAACATTTAGAGATGGGGCCACGAGTCTTGCGACAATACAGACTGAAGCACCTCACCTATTTATTGCAGGAGATTCTGTAAGATTTTCTGGTTGTGGAGAATTTAATGGAGAATTCGAAATACTCGCAACCAGCGCTTCTACAATGGTTTTCACTTCGGTAGGTGCAAACAGTGCCAGTACGGTTGTTACTGGTTCGGCCTACGCAGGTGAAGATGAGGCTGGTTATGTATCAGTTTTTGCCTACGGTCTTAATTCGTATCTAAATACAACCGAAAAAGCAGCAGTAAAATCGGACGTTCAGAATTCATCAATTGCTGGACTCACGATAAATGTTCTTGACCCAACGCTAGTGAATTTAACGGTAAACGCAAATGTAATTATAAATGATTTGTATGACGCCACTGTTCTTCAATCTTCAATTATTGATGCTGTTGTTCAATTCTTGAGTCCTGGAAGTTTTCCTTCGAACCTAGACAGGGTTAGAACAAGCCAAATTATTTCCATCATCGCCAACGTCCCTGGTGTTGTTTATGTTGACGAAATAACAATTTCACCAGTTGGAAGTGGTTGGCTTCCAAAATACGGAAATGATTTACTGTTCTTGAACAAAGGAACATTGCCAATAATCTCTCATGAGGATGTCACTTTGACGGTGACCGTTTTTGCTCCATAATGCCAACAACAGTAAATCTTCTTCCGTGGTACGACTCTCTATCCACAACAGGCGACGATGGGGTACCAGTATCCCTAGCCAGCACTGAGTACCCGCTTGGATGGGATACAGACAACGCAACCATCGGTATATCTCCAACAGACTTAAATGTGACTAACAAGTTTGTGGCCCTGGCTAATCCATCAAGTGCACAGAAAGTTACATACAGACTTCGCAATGTAAAGATAGCCCAAGACATGAATGGAAGCGGGCTTTCCTTTAATTGCAAACTAAAAACACTTGAAGAAGTCACCGTATCAACAAAATTATGGATAGATTCGGCGTCGGCAGTGTACTTTGTTGACCCAGAAACAAATATAGCTCAATCGGCGTCTTCTACTGTTTCATATCCGGTGGAGAGTAATACAAAAAAACTCTTTAGCGGACTTTACAATGCCGTTTACTCAAATACGGCATATGTCCCGAACGATTTAGTTAATCACTATGCAAACATAGACATTGAAGTAACAGGGCATAATGCCACTCCAATAAAAATGACAAATCCGAATCTAATTAGAGAGTTGGGTTTTTATGAAAATCCATTCGTTGGACAATTCAGACACTTAATTCCAGATTTTTATTGGTCTATAGATTCTGAAGAAAGCTTTCCTTCATACCCATTTTATAGATTGATAGATGTTCTTACATCTTTTGCTGGTGATGCTAGGCGAGAATTCACAAGGATGTACGGATATGAGCAGGGTGAGCTTTATTCACCAGAACAAAAACTCAATTACTTCATAAATAGCTCGCTTGTTTCTCCATCATTTGTTCGTGAAGAGTACATGCCGTGGTTGGCACAATTTACCGGCTCTGACCTAAAACAAAACTTCCAACTTCCAGACGGTTCTTTTTACCTCGATAACATAGCTAGCGCTGGAGCCTATACCGAATGGCAATTGCGTAACTCATATTACGGAAGAGCCGCTGGAAGTAGGCAGTCAATGATTGACTCTGCAAAAAGAGTTTTAATAAAAACAGACGACGATGAACAGTCAACGCTTGGTGTTTCTTTGACTCCAAAATTTGGAGGAAATCCTTGGGCCATACGAATACAAACTCTTGCAAATGAAACGCTTGATGCCATCTCTGGCGAGTCAAGCAATTTGGTTCTTTCAGCAGTAGAGCCATCAAGGCCGCTTGGATTCGAAATAACACACTTAACAGTAGAAGAATTTTTATTGACACTTGACGACATCACGCTTGGTCTTCTGGGCGAATATCCACTGGGATAGCAATGATAAACTTTACAATTACAAATACAGGAGATTGACAATGGCTGGTGGATTAGGCACAAGATTATTCGTTCAGGGCGACGTTATTTCAGCTGCCGACGTGAACGGATACCTGATGAATCAGTCAATCATGCGTTTCGCGACAACCGCTGAAAGAGATACTGCTTTTGGAAACGGAATTGCAGTTGGCGTCACCGTAGGTGGAACTGCTGGGGACGGAAAACCATTGCTACAAGAGGGAATGTTCGCATACATTGACTTCAATAACGACGTCACATTTTATGACGGCTCGCAGTGGGTCTCGGCCCCAACATTCGTACTCGCAGATGGTGAAGTAACAACAGCAAAAATTGCAGACGATGCCGTTACTAGTGCAAAGATTGCTGACGGTGCAATTACTTCTGCACATATAGCAGACGGAACTGTAATCGCATCCGACATAGCAGATGGGTCCGTGACTTCGGCAAAGATTCTTGACGGAACTATCGTCAACGCAGATATAAACGCTTCGGCAGCAATTGCTCACAGCAAACTAGAAAACGCAACTGCGGGTCAGGTTCTTCTGGGTACTACTACAACTGGAGTAGTTACCGCAACAACTATTTCCGGGGATATAACAATTAATGGAGCTGGAGTTGCTTCAATTGTGGCAAACTCGGTAGCACTCGGAACTGATACGACAGGTAATTACATGTCGGACATAACCGCTGGAACTGGCTTGTCAGTTTCACATACCGCGGGTGAAGGTTCTTCCGCCACAGTGTCACTTGCTGGATTGGGTTTTACTACATCTTCTGCTGCATACACGCTTGCACTTACAGACAATAACAACATGGTAGAGATAACGGCAACATCGAATGTGGATGTAACCATTCCTCCAGAAAGTTCGGTGTCTTGGCCAAGTGGAACCCAGATTGTAATTTTCCGAAGAGGAACAGGAAAGGTGAGAGTATATCAGGGTGCTGGAGTAACCATTCTTTCAACCCCAGGAAATTATTTAAGAGCGACTAATTCTGGAGCAACGCTCGTGCGACGTGATACTAACGTTTGGATACTATTTGGTGACCTCAGCGCAACATGATTGTAACTATTGGCTCCTCTGGCGGTAAGCCTGATACTCCATCTGTTGTAACTGGCTCCACGAAACTCGGAACTGTAGCTGCGACGGGTGGCACAAAGACAACAATAACTTCTGGTGGAACGCAATGGAGTTTGCATCAATTTGACAGTACTGGGGTAATAAATTTTTCCTCTGGCGGCCCAATTGAGTACATAATTGTTGGAGGCGGTGGCGGTGGTGCAGAGGGTGGAGTTGGAGCAGGAGCAGGAGCGGTTGTAACCGGAACAACTACTGTCTCTCCAGGAAACTATGCAATAACCGTAGGTGGAGGAGGTGGCGGTCAAGAAGGTTGGTGGTACTACGGGAACACTGTAAGTAATGGGCAGCCTAGCAGCGCTTTCAGCCAGACAGCAGATGGTGGTCAGTCCGGTGGTAATTCGGGGAATGGAAGAACACCTGGGGCTAGCTTTCAGTCTGGTTTTAGCAACACTGTTTCAGGCGGCGGTGGAGGCAGTGCTGCAAATGGTAACCCTGGTTCATTTCCTAGACAGGGAGGCTCGGGCGGTAGTGGTGATGACATATCTGCATTTTTAGGACAATCTGGTGGCACCACATATAAAGGCGGCGGAGGTGGCGGTTCTGGTTTCTGGGCAAATGACTGGGGCAATGAATCAATTCTTGGTGGAGCTGGAGGGCTCGGAGGCGGAGGACTTTCACCGGGTGTAGGAGCTGTTGGCGGTGGGTATGTAATACCACAAACAGCGCGTGGAGCAACCAACAGCGGTGGCGGTGGCGCTACGGCTGCAGGCAGAATGGGCCAACCAACCGACGGCGGAGCGCGTGGAGCAAATGGCGGTTCAGGAATCGTCTATGTTCGTTATGCACTTAGTTCGCAAACAACAGCAGAGGTTGGTTTTGTGGAACCAACATTTAAGGGCAAGAGTGGCGTTGCTCGATATAGAGTAAAGTCAAATACAAATGTTCAGACATTGGGCGACAATTCGCCGATAGAAGTTACCGGACTAACTCCTGGTCAAAATTATAATTTTACTGTCACCACAGTTGCTGATTCTGGAATGGAATCAGATGAGTCAGCAGCATCAAATACATTTCAGCTCGGAATTGCTCCTGGCGCACCGACGATTGGTACAGCAACAGCCGGAAACTCTGCTGGTAATTACAATCGCGCAACAGTTTCGTTTACTCCTGGGACAAGTGGAACTGGAACAACTACTTACACTGCGACATCAATTCCTGGCGGATTTACAGCATCAAATACGACCGGGGACCCGATTACTGTAACTAGTCTAGAAGTTGGAGTGAGCTACACGTTTACGGTCACAGCATCAAACTCGTTTGGTGCAAATACTTCCGGACAATCAAACTCGATAGTAGCGAATGGGATACCACCAGCACCAGTGCTTAACAGCGTAAGTGCTTCATACAGCAGAGCATCACTGTCCTGGAGTGCAGCGGCTGGGGCAACCAGTTATATAGCATACGCTGTTGCTTCTGGATACACTACGCGTACAGCCACAACAAGCGGAACATCGGTAACAATAAGCAGCCTAAGCACCAACGTCACATATACATTTTATGTTGTTGCATCGAACGCAGCGGGTAGTTCAGGAAACTCTAATTCACTCACAGAATTCACCGATGTGCCATGCCCGGCTGGAACATATGTAAACACGATTCAATACCCTGGGGAAGGCACTACTTGCACATATGACAGGAGATGTGACGGAGACGGCGGTATAGGTCTTTACTATGTTGGTGGAGGCTGTAACGTCTGCTGCTCGAGCGGTAGGGTTGTTGGTGCTTACTGCGCTGGCTGCTCCCCATGCCTAAACAATGACGAGGGTGGTTGTCCGTAGGATATAGTCTTATCTAAACGTAGATAAATTGGAGCAAAAATGACAGAAGAATTCATACCACCAGCACTAGTGCAGTTCGCAGTCATTGTTGGCGGCGAAGTTGTAGAAGTGCAGGGTTTTTCGGAGGATGCAGAAATGCAAATTGCTATTTACTCATCAGACCCAAAAATTGTTCGTGTAACAGAAGAGAATCGAAATATGGTTTCAGGAACTCTTCATGGGGCAACATGGGATGGCGAAAAATTCCTACCCACCCAGTTAATGGAGTAATCATTCATGAGCGCTTGGGAAGAATACAAGAAGAAACTAGGAACAACACGCCCGTGGGATGTGCTTCGCCCAAATACCGAATACTCATCAACCGAACTTGCTGCTGAAAGATTTGAAACATGCGAAGCGTGTCCAAGCCTTATTAAAGCAACAAAGCAATGCAAAGAATGTGGCTGCTTTATGAAAATTAAAGTCAAATTAGCCGCAGCAACATGCCCGCTAGGGAAGTGGTAATAAAGAAATATCGGAGGAACACAGCGATTTTAGCTAGCGTTTCTTTCCACCCACGACAGTGTCTTTTCATCCCAAATGTAGTCACCTTCGGGCCTTGATGTTGGTGCTTGCCAGTCATTATTGCTATCTAACGTCCATGATGGGAACGGTTGGGGAGACACGAATTCATCTCTGACTGAATCGTAGGTGTAGCCGGTTCCAGCATAGTGTTTTCTAAAACCATTCGTCTCAGCGTTATAGCTGGTCTGCACCCAGGTTCCACCCAGAAGGTTGTTGCACCATTCTGCTCCGTTCTCTTCGTGCTCGTCCGCTACGACGATTACTCGTAGGACCTGATTATCTGCGTTTATCTCTGCAAAATGTGCCACTGCATTCATCTCCACTTAGTTGGGTACCCAATAACAACAACATTATACAATGTCAATTGAAAGCCATTAAGCGTCGTTCAGCCAATATAGTCAGGTGCTAGCATCTTTATATGGAGTCAATAGGAACCTGGTTCATAACCGCAACCTCACCGCTTGGTAGAGAAACATACAACCTACGCCTAAACAGCGATGGTTCTGGCTCTATTTCACACGATAGAGGAACTGTAGAATTCTCAGACGCCCTAATAACAAGCTCTGATACATCACTAAATGTTAAAATTTGTGGCCACACAGACATCCCAATGAGCGTTGATTTCCTCTGCCAGTTTGAATCTATGGGAAAATCCCTAACTGGTTTTGTCGAGATTGGCGAATATGCAAACATTGAGCTCACCGGGGTGAAAATATGACCATTAAATCAGTTTTTGATATGCCAATTAAATCAGTTGATGGCACCATCGACGTGATGGATTCTGTGCGCGGTAAAGTCTGTTTATTCACGAACATAGTAACGAAGACCGACTACCAGCCAAGATGTAGTCCTATCTGGTCATATGCCAGAGCTGCAAGGCAGTTATGGGAATTTCAGAAATTGCATGAAATGTTCTCAGACAAGGGTTTCAGTGTTGTTGGTTTCCCATGCAATCAGTTTGGTGAGATGGAACCATCGAACAACGAAGATATAAGTCAATTTATTTCCGAAGCTTATCCATTTGTTACTTTTCCAATTACCGAAAAAGTTGAAGTGAACGGCCCTAACGAGCATCAAATATGGAGTTTTCTCAAAGGGGATATAGTGCGCGCCTTTGATGACAACAAAGCCGATGGCTCGGACAGGGCTGCAGATGGACAAAACCTCGCAGGACAAGCCATTATGCGAATCCCGCATAACTATGAAAAATTTATGGTGAGCAGAGATGGCCAGCAGGTTGGAAGATTTAATTGGGCAGACCTACCATTGGCCGACAAGCCACTCGCCGCTGGTTCATCATGGACAGTGGTGGAAGCAGTGAAATCACTTGTAGGTTAATTATGAAAATGCCATCTACTCCGCATATTGGTGCGGAAGAACTATCAGAAATCGGCAACATCGTTGCTGATGACCTTGGTAGCGGGATAGTCGTTTTTAGAAACGCATTTAATGTTGAAGACTGGATTCTCAAGCACATAGACGAGTGTGCGGCAGAGGCCCACAAGAGCCGTTGGTCCTACGTAACCGATGAAGACGGGATTGAGTATGGAATCAACGAGGATGGCTTTAGATACCGTCTAGAAGACGTCCCAAACGCCCCTGTAAGACTCCTGGAGCCCGTTACAAAGGCGACAAGCCCAGATGTGGTCGAATACTTCACAGGTCTCGAGGACGCCATCTACAAGTGCCTGATTCGCTATACGGACATGTTCCCATTAATCGTTGGGAGCCTCTGGTGGAGGACAAGGGGTCACATACTCAGGTACGACGGTGGCGGGATACTTGGATGGCATCAAGACAACGATACGAACTACAAAGTCACCCAGGGTGTTAGATACATGCCACGTGGGCAGGTAGCACTCAGACAGACGGCTGGCGCTTTGGCATATTTCAATGATTGTGTAGATAGCGCCGATGAGCTTGATGGGACCAACTTTGCTGGCGGGCACCTTAAGTTTGCATACCTCGGGATTGATTACAAGCCAAGAAAAGGGGACATCATCATGTTCCCAACGAACTACATCTGCGCACATGGAGTGACAAAGATGGAGGGTGGAACCAGGTACGCATATCTTTCGTTCTTTGGCCAAGGCGGAACCGACAATGCGGCGAATATAAGAATTAAAGAGAAAGATGCAAGCATCCAATGGTGTGAGCCAGTTTGGTTTGACAATATTTACGACGACTACGAGCTTTATTGTAAATCCGAGTACTCAATTTGGTCAAAACCAACACCAGGCCTAGAACTCGGCTCCAATCCTGTTTTCCAAAACAGATGTGTGACGCAGTACGGTGAAACACACACCGCCCTGGAGGTGAATCAAGTTGAAACGATATGAAGTTGATACACCAGATATTTCAGGTGAAGTACTAGAGGAGATACGCAATCTTAAGTTCACCGACCTTGGTGGTGGGGTTGTTGTTTTTCATGATGTAATGGACGTAGACCTGCCATTGATGTCAAAGTGGATAGACGATAACGCATTGGCCGCACACCAACAAAGATGGAAATACGACATTGATAAAAACGGTGTTGTGTATGCAAAAAACGAAGACGGAAACAAATTCTCTATTGAGCAAGTTGAAACCGTTCCAGTTAGAGTTCTCGAGCCAGTACAGGACGGAACAGAAGAAGAAATAGTCGAAATAATCAGGGGATGGGAAGACTCCATCTATAAAACCCTAATTAGGTACATAGACATGTTCCCTCTAGTGGTTGGAACCATATGGTGGAGAAACCGTGGCCATGTTCTTAGATACGACCCAGGTAAGCATCTTGGTCTACATAATGACAACGACACCAACTATAGAGCTACTGGTGGAGAGAGATACATTCCGTATGGGCAGGTTGGAGCAAGGCAGACTGTTGCCGTACTTCTGTACATAAACGATTGCGTTGATTCTGTCGACCAGCTTGATGGCACAAATTACAGCGGTGGCGAATTGTATTTTCCATACCTAAACATAAGCCATCAGGCCAAAAAGGGCGACATCATAATCTTCCCAACAAACTATGTCGCATCCCACGGAGTTAACGAAGTAACTGGTGGAACAAGGTATGCATACTTGGAGTTCTTCTCGCAAGGCAGCCCAGACATAAACATCAGACTCGAAGTTGCCGAGCCAGATGAGGTTTCAAGCTGGTGTGTCCCACACTGGATAGACACTGTTTACGATGATTATCAAAAGTACTCAAATCACATCAAGCAGAATTACTCTCACCTAAAAGAAAATGTCAACAAAATTGACTATCTAGTGAGGAACCTCGAAGGGGAAAAAGGTTACATAAATCCGCTAAACAGAAAGCTTGATTGATAGTGGCGAATATAGGAATTGTTTCAATGGGGAATATGGGGCTCACCATAGCGGCAAGCATGATTAATTCAGGAAATAAAATTCACTGGACGTCAGAGGGCCGCTCTGAGCAAACAAAACAAAATGGGAGAAACCTTGAAGGCTCAATAGAGCACGAAAGCATAAGGGAACTTTTTAATTCTTCAGATGTTGTATTTTGCATTGGCAGGCTTGGGGCAGGAATAGACACAATCAATTCGGCCGCAGACAACAAATTTGATGGGATATATGTAGACGGGAATAATCTCAGCGGTGAATCTTCAGAGAAAGAAATAAGTGAAATAGCAGAATCTGCAGATATAAAATATGTAGAGGCATTGTTTAGGGGTTACCCAATTGGGTATGACCAAGGTGGCGGTGAGGACAAGAGAGACTTATATCTGTCTGGTCAATCGGAGTTTGCAAAAGTTGTTGAATCTTTATTTTCCGACGGAATTTGGAAGGTTCATATTGTCCAAGAATCAGCAAAAGCATTAAATAGAACAAGATTTAAAAGACTTTTTTAGTCAACTTCCCCAACAAGAACTGTTTTCTGAAGATTGTTTCCTGTCCCAGAATTCCTTTTAAGCTCCTGAGCCCATTCGTATGAGCCTTCTTTTTCTTCTTGCCCGTTGCCATGAAAGAACCAGCTCAGGAAAGCCCATCTCTCCCCTCCGCTCACCTCTGAAACCTCGTGGCACCCTATGAAGTTTGATGGGTAGATAATTGCTGAACCTGCTTCTGGCTTAACGTTTATTCCCCATATCCTAAATATAACATCACCACCAGAATATGAGTCATTCAAAAATATTGACGTTGTAAGTGTGTTGAACGCAGGGCTCGTCGTCATTGGCTCGAGAGTCCCAGGCCTATAGGGTATGTTGCAGTCTGAATGTGGCCCCATATCGTTTCCATCGCCATATCTAATCAAATAGCCATCAGTTTGCCCAGTTATACACTCCAAGGCAACCGGAAAAACTTTGCAATACTCAATTACCGCTGAATATATAGATTCTCTGAGTTTCTTGGTTATGTCGAATTCACCTATATTTGTGTATCTGGTTGGAGATTTACTTTTACTCATCTCATCAAACTCATAACCACCATCACTTATTGTTTTCCCATCGACAATTGAATACCCCTGTGGGGCGGTGGATTCAAATATGCGATTTATTTCATCAGTATCATCGTGCGAAATTTGGACTAAATTTCGCACCAACACTATTCCGCTGCCAAGGTGTATCAATTTCATAAGCTTTCCCCGAGTACCAGCCTGTATGTCCTAGAAGACTTATCCTCACCAACGGAATCCAGGTACTCTAAAAACTTTTCCCTCAGATGGGGGATGTATACGTTTGAAGATATTGAAGCTTTTTCTGGGTTGACTTCTGGGTCTTCAACTTCCTCATTTACGTTTGGATTCGGCGTTCCATGGGCGTACCAACCAAGATAAGTGAATCTATCCCCAGACTTGACAGGAGTTACTTCATGTGCTGCAACATAGTTTGACGGGAACATCAATATGTCACCACGGTTTGGGATGTACTCAATATCAAGATAAGTAAATTTATGATGTCCGCCAGTGAAATCACCTGGACCAAAACCTTCGAAAGGAAAACCTCGCGAACCAAGACCATCAATGCAGCTGCCAAAATACACCAAACAAGACAGAGTGTTGCGTGAAGCAAGCTGGTGAGGTGGATGAGGTATTCCGTATACATAGTCAACGCTTGTGTCGCTGTGTTCACCTATATAACCACCACACTCGGACGAATAGTTGACTAAATGGCCTTTAACTTTCCACCAAATATTCTTGTACGCCAAGGGGAACATGTGCATGTATTTGAGTAAATACTTATCTTTTGAATCTTCCAAAAACGTGAACAGCTCAACAACCTCGGCTCTTGTATCCTGATGCACCCTAGAGCCTCTTTTTGGCATTTTATCAATTCCATTTTTAGAGAAGAAATAGCCACTTCTATTTACGTATTCCTCTTGACCGCTGTCTGGGTTTATTGCTGGAGAATACATTTCTGCAACTTCTCTATCAACTATCTCTTTTGAGATATCATTAGCAAACGTCCAATTTATGGATATGGCATTGCGAAATACAACAACACCCCCACCAAGATGTTCGGCTTTTACGTTATTAAAAATCACTTGTGGTCATTCTTTCGCGACTTGAACGGCATGACTTCATTTGGTATTTTTCCTTCATCGCCATATTTTTTCATTAGATATTCGTCATAGTCAGATATTACATTCTTCATCCACCACTGACCACCAATTGGCCTGTCCGTGTACAAGTCTGGGTCCATTGGGGATATGCCCCTATCAATTTGCTCTGAACCCTGAGAGAACAAAGTGAGATATGTGTATCGGCACCCAGAGGTGACTTCAAGTATTTCATGTGCACCAAGATAGTTTGATGGCATGAATACTATATTTCCGCTTTTAGGTTTGACAGTAACCCCAGCGTGAGGCACAACCATTTCTCCACCAGAAAAAGAGTTATCGTCGCATTCTCCTTCATCGCAACTATCGTTGATATAAACCAAAACAGTTATAACTGCCCTTGTTGCATTCTCAACAGGAGGGAACTGGCCGTACCTGTAGTTGACGTCGTTGTCGCAATGCAGCCCAAGCTTTGAACCAGTCGGATATTTTAATGCATGGCCCTCTGTTTTCCACCAAAGACACTGCAGAACCCACGGAAACAATTCTATATATTGCATCAGGCAACTGTAAATTGTTTTTTCGCAATCCCAAAAAAACTGATGGTTAAGGTTTTGTATTCTTATTGGAGTTTTTGATATTGACTCAAGCTCAAAAATAAAGCCACTCTTGTTTATAGCGTGGATAATCTCGCCGCTCTCGTTTTTAACATACTCGTACTGCTCGCTGAGAGACTTTTCTGAAAGTTCGTCTATGAGGGTTATAATCTCTTTTTGAGGAACATCTATGGCGTTCTCAAAAACGACCACCCCACCTCCAAGATTTATTGCTTCACAATTCATGGCAAAAACATACCATAGTTACCGGATTTTAATAGCAGACGGACCGTTAATTGAATACTCGGACCAATCCGGCACGGCAGTCATATTCTCGTTTTTGGGTTTAAAATTTGCACTTACGACAATTCTTTTTTCTTCACCGTAGTGTCTATTCGTCATGTGATGAATATAGGAATTAAATATAACCAACATTCCAGTTTTTGTGGATATTGCGTAAGAATTCTCTATCAAATTGCAGTGATTAGTTAAAAATATTAAATCCGCACTTCCATCCGGGGCATTGACATAGTAAGAAATTGAAAAGTAATCATTTGGATGAAGGTGCGTGTTTACCCTATGCGTATGGCCAGCAACGGACTGTCCGTGCTCAAGGGTTAATGTCCATATTGAGTCAAGCTCCATCTCCTTGCCAATAATCGAATTTACAGCAGTTTTTAACTCATCAATAAGTTTTGAGCATTCAGGCATTGAAAACGGATAATGTCTATCCTCGTAGAACGTATGAGCTGGACTTGGGTCCTTAATATAGGGTAAAGCTCCAGAATATTCGTCTATTTCCCTAGCGATTAAATCGTTATCAATATTTGTGATGTTAGTTGTAAATACATCCAGACTTATTAGATTTATCTTTTTGAAATCTCTACTCATAAACAAAATTAGCCATGTCTACCGGAGGATTTGATTTAAGCCAAACATTCACAACCATTACATTTCTTATTCCAGAAACGCATGGGCTGGTTTGATGTAAGACCCTTCCTGCGTCAAATATTATTAATCTATTTTCTTTAAAAGCGATTCTTTCTCGCAGCTCAATTGGGTCTAATTTTTTTTCAAGATTTTCCCATTCAAGCGCATTTTTTTCTCCGAAAGTAAGCTTTGATTCAAACAGTTCAAGAAATCCACCTACAACATTTTCTTTAGATGGTCCATAGTAAACGCAACCTATTTCTGGCCCATTGTAAATTTTTGTGTCTTGATATAGGAATGTATCCTCATCTACGTGCGGACCAAGGAATTGACCTGGCCCGAAAGTTCTTGTCCAATACTCAAAGCCAAGAACCTCGCCAGATGGTACGGGTAGGTTGCTCTCCCATATGTTTCTAATTACGCGCTTCCTTATTGTGTCGACCGGGGAAGACCACCAACCCTCCCAGAACATGTATGGCGCATAACAGCTTGCTTGCTCGTTATGGTAAGAATTGAGCTCGCTTGCTATTCTGCTCTCATCTTGCATCAATCCTGGAAAAAAATCAGGAGAATCTGATATTGAACTAAGAAGCGAGCTTCCGAGAAAATTGTCCAGTACTTTCATGGTTCACCAAGACTACACGCACTTTTACGCCGTGTATCAATTCTTAACAAACACCGTGAACCCGTATTGGCCTGAGTCGTGAAAGACAAAGCCATCATATGACTTAAGAATTTGATGCATTTCATTGTGTGGATGAAACCAGAAGTCGTCACGATAAAGTTTCCCAGAATTATTATTAAAGTTTATAAGCAACACACCATTAGCGGCTAGAGCCTCAATGCAATCAATCAACAGTTGCCCGTTTGAGTTGCATTCGAACGCTTGCATTGTAATCAAATCAAAATCTACAGCCTCACCTTGTCCTATTTCTGACTTGTCTACTACGGAGTAGTCAATGTCAGCATATGGTTTTCCGTCAATCTCCATCGATTGGTCTCGTACAAAATGTTCAAAATTCCAAAGTGCCTGATTATTTACAAAACATACTTCGGTACTTGGGAATCTGATTTTCTGAAAAATTGGAGTTGGTGCCTGGTCTGGGTTGAAAGCAAGAATTTTATTTGGTTTTTTTGTGCACATCATTAATTCGATAGGGGCTTGTGCAACTATCATCATATCTGCCCATGGGGACTCTGGTGTCACTAGTTGGTCAATGTACCAGAGACCCTCGGTTGCTCCTCTTGCGGCAATTGACAAGTCTAGATTAAGGGTATCTCTCCAATTTTTAATATTCGTAGAGGATTCAAATCTTTCTGTTGCAGCTATCCTGACGCCATCCTCACCCAAAATAGTCGTCGCCATATATTTTGATATAGATGCTGTAACCATTGCTGTTCTGAGTTGTTTATTGTCCATTTTTTACTGCCCTTGCAAGAGTGAAGTTCCAGTTAGCTTTTCTCGCTCTGTCCGTCATTCTGGAATTCATTTTCGAGAGGAATCTAGGTATTGAGTTATTGGTGTAGGTGGGCTCTAAGGAACCTCTCAAGTCGCTGCTGTATCTCCACATCATCCTGATGTCTGAAACCGCTCCAGGAATATTGAATGATTCTACGTTTTCCGGGTCGTAACCAAGTATGTATGACAATACGGCCAGTTCTGTTTCGTAGTACGCAATATCTCCATCTGCGTCATACAGATTTTCGCCACCAGAGACTCTACTCCTCATTAAACAACTCCTCTACATCCTCGTCGCGCATGAAGTCGCCTTGCTCTGTCTCTTCCCACTTCTTCTGTGGGTCGCTTGACTGCAATAAGTCGCAAAAGAATGCAGCGCCGTCGGGTAGTTCAAAAGAAAACAATTTTGGATTCCATACAGCAACTTGTTGGTCTCTGTTTGGATTACTGAGTGGCTCTTGAATATTTGGAAAGTCTGGGTCTACGTCTGGACAAATTTCATATCTTCCAGAATTAATTGCCTCTTCGACAATTGAAATCTGTTTAGGTATTTTTGGCGTTATCTTCATGGCGATTTTACGCCTGTAGTCTTGCTAGCGCCGCCAATTGCAACTTGAGACATTCGTAACCGTCATACTGTGCTAG